ACCAGCGAGCACGCGCTGTTCTTCCTGTACGGGACCGGCGCGAACGGCAAGTCGGTGTTCGTCAACGTCCTGACCACTATCTTGGGCGACTACGCGGCCAACGCGCCGATGGACACGTTCATGGATGCACGCACCGACCGGCATCCGACCGATCTGGCGGGCCTGCGCGGCGCACGGTTTGTGTCATCCATCGAAACTGAACAAGGTCGGCGCTGGAACGAATCCAAGGTCAAGGCCATCACCGGTGGCGACAAGGTGTCCGCGCGCTTCATGCGCCAGGACTTCTTCGAGTACGTGCCGCAGTTCAAGTTGGTGATCGCAGGCAACCACAAGCCATCGATCCGCAACGTGGACGAAGCGATGAAGCGGCGACTGCACCTGATCCCGTTCACGGTGACGATCCCGCCCGAACGGCGTGACGGCAGGCTGACCGAAAAGCTGCTCAAGGAACGGGACGGCATTCTGGCGTGGGCAGTCGAGGGCTGCAGTCTATGGCAACGCCATGGCCTGAAACCGCCCGCCAGCGTGGTGTCGGCGACCGAAGAGTATTTCGAAGCCGAGGACGCGCTCGGGCAGTGGATCGAAGAGCGCTGCCTGCTGGCCAAGACCCACCGCGAAGGCGTGTCCGAACTGTTCGCCGACTGGCGCGAATGGGCCGAGCGCGCGGGTGAATACGTGGGCTCGGTCAAGCGCTTCTCCGAACTGATGGCGGCCCGCAAGTTCGAGAAGTGTCGGCTGACCGGGGGCGCACGTGGCATCACGGGCATCGCCCTCAGACCCAAGCCGTACAGCCACGGCTACCCCTACCGAGATGACTGAGCAATTCGAGCGAGTGACGGATATGACGGGTTTCCTGATTGACGCGCTACGCGTGCGCGCACGTAAGGGATGTTCTTCAAAGAACCCGTCGCATCCGTCACTGGCCCTTGAACTGGAGCACGACGATGAACACGACGATGAACACGACGATCTTGGCCCTTGATCTGGGCACACACACTGGGTGGGCATTGCTGCACCTGGACGGCACGATCACCAGCGGCACGGAGCACTTCAAGCCGCAGCGATTTGAGGGAGGCGGCATGCGTTTCCTCCGTTTCAAGCGCTGGCTCAATGAACTGCTCTCGGCCAGCAACCACATCAACGCGGTGTTCTTCGAGGAAGTTCGACGGCACGCTGGCGTTGATGCGGCGCACGCCTACGGTGGCTTCATGGGACACCTGACCGCATGGTGTGAGCATCACAACATTCCGTACCAAGGCGTTCCGGTCGGCACGATCAAAAAGCACGCAACCGGCAAGGGCAATGCGGGCAAGGACGACATGATCGCGTCAGTCCGCCTGCGTGGTCACACCCCAGTCGACGACAACGAAGCCGACGCCCTGGCCTTGCTTCACTGGGCTGTCGAGACACTGGAGGTGTGACATGAAGGTGCCGACTCCCCAATACCGCTGCCCCCTGGGTCGTCTGCAGCCGCAGGCCACGGATCTGGACTCGATCAAGGAACGGGGCTGGCGTGACCAACACATCCTGGTGGTCAACGCATCCGACGAACGTCTGGACTTCATCGAACGCGAGATCGTGCGACGCATCGGTGACCGGCTCTACGGAGGGCGACGCAATGACTAAGTGGACTATCGAGGACGTCGCTGCTCGGTTTGAAGAGGCAGCAAGCACCAGTCGACGGTTGCCTCCTGTTCGAGTGCAGGGTTACTTCAACTGCTGGCCCGCCATTGTCCGAAACGAGTGGGAGACCTTTGCTGCTGACGAGAGGGTTTATCGATCCTTCCCGCCGAGTCCAGACGCGATTGAACGAATGTTGGAAGTCATGCGCTGGGTACAGTGGCTCACAGTTGAGCAACGTCATCTCGTATGGATGCGCGCGAAGCGCTATGGCTGGCGTGACATCACGATCCGCTTTGCCTGCGACCGCACAACGGCATGGCGACATTGGCAGCGGGCATTGCAGACGGTCGCAGATCAACTCAATGGTGTGGTGGTCGCGTAGGGTTTTGGCGTGATTTGGCGCGTATGGTCGGGGATGTGCGCCATCACGCGGCAATCAGCGGTTTTTGCCCCTGCAACAAAACGACCTGATCTTGCGTAGTATTCATCTATCGTCTGGACAGAGGTGACGGCAGAGGAAGCAGCCCGGAAATCAACGGGTCCTTCCTGGCCAAAAACCAATGCGGGGGGAGCGAGCGCGGCGCTTTTTTAGCGTCAGGGTGCTAACCAAGGTTCGCACGGTTCGCAGTTCGCACCCCGCCAGTTCGCACTAACCCCAAAACCCGCCCACGGCTTCGTCGGCGGGTTTTCCATTTTCAGGACATCATCTTTGAACACGCTCAACGTCGAGTACCGCAAGGTCGAGGCGCTGATTCCCTACGCCCGCAATCCGCGCACGCATTCCGATGCGCAGATCGCCAAGATCGCCGCCAGCATCGTCGAATACGGCTGGACAAACCCGGTTCTGGTTGATGGCGACAACGGCATCATCGCGGGCCACGGTCGTCTGGCTGCTGCTCGCAAGCTTGGGCTGGATCAAGTGCCGGTGATCGAACTGGCTCACCTCAGCACCGCGCAGAAACGTGCGCTGGTCATCGCCGACAACAGACTGGCGCTCGACGCTGGCTGGGATGAGGAGATGTTGGCGCTCGAACTGGCGGAGCTTTCCGAAGCAGGTTACGAGCTGTCGCTGACCGGCTTCGAGAACATCGAGATCGACGCGCTGCTGGCTGATGCCACGTCCGCTGAAGCAGAACCGGTGGTGCAGGATGAAGCAGACGCCAACGAACCCGATGCAGCAGACGATGTGCCTGCTGCGCCAGTGGTCGCAGTGTCGCGCGAAGGCGATCTCTGGGCCATCGGCTCGCACCGATTGATCTGTGGCGACGCCACCGAACCGGCCGTTGTCGCCACGCTGATGCAGGGTGACACCGCGCAGCTGTGCTTCACCTCGCCGCCTTACGGCAATCAACGCGACTACACCTCCGGCGGCATCGCCGATTGGGACGCACTGATGCGCGGTGTGTTCGCGCATCTGCCGATGGCGGGCGACGGACAGGTGCTGATCAACCTCGGGCTGATCCACCGCGACAACGAAGTCATCCCCTATTGGGACGGCTGGCTGTCCTGGATGCGGTCACAGGGCTGGCGGCGCTTTGCCTGGTACGTCTGGGATCAGGGGCCAGGCATGCCAGGCGACTGGCAGGGCCGACTGGCTCCCAGCTTCGAGTTTGTTTTCCACTTCAATCGCAGCACCCGCAAACCCAACAAGATCGTGCCTTGCAAGCACGCAGGCCAGGAATCACACCTGCGCGCTGACGGGTCGTCCACGGCGATGCGCGGTAAGGATGGCGAGGTCGGCGGCTGGACACACAAGGGTCAGCCGACGCAGGACACTCGCATCCCCGACTCGGTGATCCGCGTGATGCGCCACAAGGGCAAGATCGGGCAGGACATCGATCACCCGGCTGTGTTCCCGGTGGCGTTGCCGGAGTTTGCCATCGAGGCTTACACCGAAGCCGGAGACATTGTGTTCGAGCCCTTCGGTGGAAGCGGTACCACGATGCTGGCCGCGCAGCGCACTGGCCGCCTCTGCCGCAGCATGGAGATCGCGCCGGAGTACGTGGACGTGGCCATCAAGCGCTTTCAGCAGAACCACCCTGGCGTGCCGGTCACGCTGCTGGCAACAGGTCAATCGTTCGAACAGGTTGCCGCCGAGCGCGCCACAACCGTTGATGATGAGGTGCTGGCATGAACTGGTTGGCAGACAAGATCGAACAGTGGCCAACCGCCAAACTGCTGCCCTATGCACGCAATGCGCGGACGCACTCGGATGATCAGGTGGCGCAGATCGCCGCATCGATTGCCGAGTTTGGCTTCACCAATCCGATCCTTGCAGGCAGTGACGGCATCATCGTCGCCGGGCATGGGCGCTTGGCGGCTGCGCAGAAGCTCGGGCTGGAGATCGTGCCCGTGGTCGTACTCGATCACCTGAGCCCAACTCAGCGCCGCGCCTTGGTCATCGCGGACAACCGCATCGCCGAGAACGCAGGCTGGGATGATGCGATGTTGCGGATCGAGTTGGAGGCGCTGCAGCTGGACGGTTTCGACCTCGACATCACCGGCTTTGACGCCGACGCCCTGGCCGAACTGATCGCGGGCGACGAGCCGAACAACGAAGGCCAGACCGATGAGGATGCTGTACCGGATGTTTGCGAGACACCGATCTCGCGTCCGGATGATATCTGGATCATGGGTCAGCACCGGCTGCTGTGC